AGCTCTTGACAATGATGAGAACACCGCGAAAGCCCTGCTCTCACGGTGTTATGCACGAAACGCATAACGGGGAGAAACCTCCCCAAGATTATTTTGCAACGGCGGCCAGAACTTTCTTGAGTTGTGCCGGTGTGAGTTTCTCAAGCGCCTTGATCGCCTGTGCCACGGGGTCAACCTCTTTCAAGCCTGACGATGCTTCAGGGCGCACCAAGTGGTAACGGAACTTCTGACCCGCCGCATTGACAATCTTTTCGTCATCCGCACTGCGCTCAGTACGCTTCAAGGCCACAAGTGCCACGGCCTCATCATGCGTGCTGCCTGTTGCACCACGCACAAAGTTGACCACGAACTCTTGACGCAATGCGCTACGGGTCACATCGTCAGCGTTGACGTACTGCTCATGCCATACGAGAGACACCTTAAGGGTGATGTGGTGATGTGTGCCCAAGTCGTGAGCGAATTGGGAGAGAGTGAGTTTGATTGATTTAGACATTTGATTTCCTTGGGTTGTTGGGGAGGTTTCTCCCCGCTGTGCTCAGAGCCAATCTCTAAGCTACCTCCATTGTGCACACACCCCGTTCTGATCGGGGCTGAGCCTACCCTTTTCGGGGTATTTTTGGCCTCATTCTCCCCCTGAAACGTCACCTTTTGACCCCCACCTACCCCCCACAGGCCCTTTTTGACGACCCGCGACCCATCACACTACAACACTGTTTCTCACCCGCAAATCCAATTTTTGTAATTCTTAAGCAAACATTACCCCACCCATAAATTTTATAAAAAATATGCATAACCTTTGTCAAACGTTTGACAACACCCATAAAAAAATCCCCGGAGGTTACCCGCCGGGGATTAAAGGACTTTCTACAATCCCAAGGAGAAGCGACAAGACCTTGCGGCGTCACTCACATGTAGTATATACTTTGTTCAACGAGGAAACAAGTGCCCGCCAGCACCAACCTACGCAATGCTAGAACATCTGATTGACGGCGAGTTTGAACCAGCAGTGGAAACCCACCCTGCGGCTTTGCCGTTGCCTGTCGAGAAGGCCGATACCGCCCAAACGATCGACGCCCAAGTCAAGACAGCCGAGTGGCTCAAAGAGCTGGGGCTGGACGACGAGGAGATAGAAGCCAAGGCAGACGCCCAAGCGGCGAGAAAGTCCTTTGCCTCCATCGTCACGGGCCAGACGGCCCCCAATACGCAAGTTGCCCTGTCGCAGATCAAGACGCCAGCCGCTGTCCAACACCTTGTGGGTATGCTCACTGCCTACGACTGGCAGTTTGTGGAGCAGGCCAGAGAACTTCGAGGCTACGCCGTAGCGCAGATTCTGGAAGAGACCAAGCACTCGGACGCACGCATCCGGCTCAAGGCGCTTGATATGTTGGGCAAGGTTACAGAAGTGGCGCTGTTTACTGACAGGATCGAGATTAAGAAGGCGGACCTGTCGGACGACGAGCTGGAGACCCGCATCAAGGACAAGCTCAATCGGTTCATGCAAGTGGTGGATGTGATCGACGTCACGCCAACGGACTCCGCGAATGCAGCTTGATAAACTGACCACACTGTCCAAGGTGGAGCTTCAAGCCCTGCTGCGGGCACTGCCGTCAATGTCAACAAAAGACAAGATGGAGTTATTTGAAGACTTGGAAATCCGAGAGCGACGCGCCAGCCTTGCAGCCGCAAAAACAAACATGTTGGGATTTGCCACAGCGGTGTACCCCGGGTTCAAGGTGGGGCCGCACCACAAGAAGCTGGCCAAGATTTTCACGGACGTGATTGAGGGGCGCAAGAAACGCGTCATCATTAACATTGCGCCGCGTATGGGCAAGTCAGAGTTTTCAAGCTACCTGTTCCCTGCTTACTTTCTTGGCAAGTACCCAGAGAAGAAAATCATTATGGGTACGCACACCGCAGGTTTGTCGGAAGACTTTGGTAGGCGCGTACGTAACCTGATTGAGACGGAGGAATACAATGAGGTTTTTCCCAATACCTTGGTGGCAGATGACCAGAAAGCTGCTGGAAAATGGTCTACTAGTGCTGGCGGTCAGTATTACGCTGCCGGGGTTGGTGGTGCTCTGGCTGGTCGCGGCGCTGATTTGTTCGTTATTGACGATCCTCACTCCGAACAGGACGTCAAAGCTAACTCGCGTTTGGCTTTTGACACAGCATGGTCATGGTTTCAAACAGGACCGCTACAACGATTGATGCCGGGTGGGGCGATCATTGTCATCATGACCCGGTGGTCGTTGCTCGACTTGACTGGACGCTTGATTGACTACCAGACCAAGAACCCCGACGCGGTTCCGTGGGAGATCGTAGAACTTCCGGCCATCCTGAACGAGGACACGCCGGAAGAGAAGTCACTGTGGCCAGAGCAGTGGGCGCTTGAAGCATTGAAGTCCACCAAGGCCAGTATTGAGCCACGGTATTGGAACGCGCAGTACATGCAGCAGCCCACATCCGAGTCCAGTGCGATCGTCTCGCGCAAGATGTGGAGAATATGGCCAAGCGACAACCCACCCACATGCGACTACGTGATCCAGAGCTGGGATACGGCGTTTGAAGTGAAGAACAACTCAGACTACAGCGCCTGCACAACGTGGGGCGTGTTCTACAACGAGGAAGAAGGGGACAAACCCCAGATCATCCTGCTTGATGCGTTCAAAGACCGGATGACATTCCCTGACTTGAAGACCGCTGCACTTAAACACTGGAAAGAATGGGAGCCTGATGCGTTTATTGTGGAGAAGAAGGCGTCTGGTGCGCCGCTGATCCAAGAACTGCGGGCCATGGGCATCCCTGTACAGGAAACAAACCCTAGCCGGGGCAACGACAAGATGGTACGATTAAATGCGGTGTCCGATCTGTTCGCCTCTGGCATGGTGTGGGCACCCGATACGCGCTGGGCGCGAGAAGTGATTGAAGAAATGGCTGCTTTCCCGGTGGGAGAGCATGATGACTTTGTGGATACGACGACTCAGGCGCTTATGCGGTTCCGCCAAGGTGGATTTATTGCGTTGGACTCCGATGAGAAGGACGATCTGTACGGATACGCCCGCAAGGCTGCATACTACTAGGAGCATACATGAGTTACGATCCGTTGTTTAATTTGCCAACAGGCGTAGATGACATTGAGTCTGTTTTTAAAACCGGACGTGGGTCTACTTATGCTCACCATGCAGATACAACTACCACACGCAATCGCAGCGGCGAAAATCATAAGGATAAGTCCACGGGGATACAACAGCGTTCTGGAAAGACTATTTACATGGACCCAAAAGATGTAAATCGTGTAGCGGGCCTGTACCAAAATGCCGAAATGGCAACCAAGTTTGTTCCTGTTTTAAACAAAGGGAAACCTACTGGGCAAGTGGCTCTTGAATTGATGGAGGACTACGGCCCAAGAAAAGCGGGGACTGTATTGGCTCAAGCGCCTTATGTAACAAAACCAGTAGTTGGCATGAACCCAGTAGAAGTATGGGGAAGTGAAAGTCCAATTGGGTCAAGTGGAAGAAACGTACATTTTGGCAACGCCATTACTGAAGTGCATCCAAAACCTTCAAGGTTAGGTGGAAAACTGGGAGTGGCTGCTGCTTTGGCATCTGGCGCTGGAGCAGCCAATGCAGGAGAATTGCGCCAAGCTGTTGGTGATGTAGCCGAAAGTTTTTTACCGCTTGGTTTGACGCCATCTACTTTGCTTACAGGGGAAGATGCAGAATTGGCAAGGCGCAGAAATATGCCGCCAACAATTAGCAAAGCCCGTGGCGGGTCAGTAAAAATGCCCGACAACTATTCTCAGGGCAACTGGAAACTTATTTAAGGAAAACCGATGGCAACGAACATAGACAAAGCGCTGTACCAACAGCCAATGGGTATTGATGAGGCAGCAATGGGCGAATCCCCGTTGGAGATCGAGATTGTGGACCCCGAAGAAGTTACGATTGGCATGGATGGGATGGAGATCACCCTGAAGCCCGGCGATCCAGACGAAGAAGGCTTTGATGACAACCTTGCCGAGTACATGGACG